ATACAGATGCAACTGGTTACCCAGTAATTTATCGTTCAAACGGTAGTGCATGGGTGGCAAAAGATGCTACAGATCAAAGCACAAGTGCAGGTATTGTATTTGGCGACATTACTGCTAATGATACAGCAGCTGGTGCCTTTGAAGCAACTCTTTTAGCAAGTTCTCCAAACCCACTAGTACACCCAGTTGGAATGACTGGTATTAATATGTGTCGTTCAGGTAATACTGTTAGAGAATATGATTCATCATTGTCTACAGATTGGAAATGGCGTAACAAAGCAGGCAATCAAGCAAGCGGCAAAGGTTCGTTTGGTAGATTAGCTCAGCGTAAAGTTGTTACAACAGCTATGCAGGCATCAGCAGGCGGTTCGGAACTACGTGAAGATACAGTTCAATTCCGTTTAATGGCTTCTCCAGGTTATCCAGAGTTATATGATGAAATGGTAACACTTAACAGTGACAGAGATGAAACAGCATTTATTATTGTTGACGCTCCATTCCGTTTAAATCAAACTGAAGCAATTACTTGGAAACAAGGCACAACTGCAACAGAAAATGGCGAAGATGGCTTAGTAACATCAAATACTTATAGTGCGGTTTATTATCCACATGCATTAACAACTAACCCTTCAACAGGTGATAGTGTTGTTGCTCCAGCTTCACACATTGCATTATATACATTCGCATATAGTGATAGCGTGAGCTTTCAATGGTTTGCACCAGCAGGCTTAACACGTGGACAAGTACAAAATGCAACTAACGTTGGTTACTTAAATAGTGAAAATGAGTTTACACCATTAGCACTAACACAAGGTTCTAGAGATGCAATGTATGAGCAGAAGATGAATCCAATTGCAAAATTCCCTACAGAGGGTGTTGTAGTATTTGGACAAAAATCTTTACATCCAAGTGCATCAGCATTGGATAGAGTTAACGTTGCAAGACTTACAGCCTATCTAAGAGAACGTTTTGCCGTAATAGCAAGACCTTACTTGTTTGAGCCAAATGATGTAGGAACACGTGAAAATGCTAAAGCAACATTTGAAGGATTCTTAGCAAATATTATGGCACAACGTGGTGTTTATGACTTTGCAGTAGTTTGTGATGAAACAAACAATACACCTGCAAGAATTGATGCAAATGAATTTTATGTTGATGTAGCAATTGAGCCTACAAAATCAGCAGAATTTATTTATATTCCAATTAGAATCGTAAATACTGGCGAACTTTAAGTTAAAAGTTTAATTTAATTAAAAATAAGGGCTACTATAGAAATATAGTAGCCTTTAATGTGACAAATTTTAAAAATTGTCATTTTTACAAAAGATTTGATAAATACAATATAACAGAAATACTACAGTATTAGTATATAGGAGAAAACAAATGGCTGTAATACAAAACTTTGGCGTACCAACAGGTTCGGCAGCAGGCGTAACTTTAATGCCTAAACTACAATATAGATTTAGAGTATCGTTTACTAACATGGGCGATGGAAATCTTAAAAGCGAAACAACACAGAATGTTATTTCAGCTTCAAGACCTAACTTAACACATGAAGAAGTTGTTGTTGATTCATACAACTCAAAAATGTACCTAGCAGGTAAGCATACTTGGGAACCAGTAACAGTTGTGTTCCGTGATGACATGAATTCACATGTTATTAAAGCACTAGGTAGCCAACTAAATAAACAAGTAGATCACGCAGATCAAACAAGTGCTATCTCTGGTAGCTCATATAAATTTTCAACAAAGATTGAAACATTAGATGGTAACAACGGCAGTGAAAATGCACCTAAGCCGTTTGATACATGGGACTTGCAGGGTTGTTTTATTAGTAATATTCAATATGGCGACTTAAACTACGCAGATTCTAATATGGTACAAGTAACAGTGACATTAAGATATGATCATGCATTGCATACTGGACCAGATGGAAAAGATATGTTATCAACAATTGAAGCATCATCTGATCGTGGGTCTGTTAACGCAGCTGGCAACTCGTAATAATTTTAAATTAGATTAAGGAGTCAGCAATGGCATTAGGCAACGATGCATACCTATTATATGGTCAAGGATTAGCACATAATAAAAACACTAAAATGAGTGCGATACCGAGAAATAAATATATATTCTCGGTTAAGCTACTTACAATAGATGGACCAGTGGAGCTAACAAGAATTGCTAACGTTCAAATGCCATCGTTTGTATATAGAACACAGACACTTAATAAGTACAATGATAAAAGCATAGTTCAAACAGGAATAGATTACACTCCTATAACTCTTACTGCATATGATACAAAAGATGCAGCGTTTGAAACATTTCTAAAGAGCTATGCTAAACATTATATCTCAGGACCAATGAATGAAGATGATTATTCTAGTTGGCTCACAGGTAAAAAAGGATTTGAATTACAACAATCTAATCATTATATAACACAACTGATTATTACACGTCAAGACTCTAATCACGATAGTAGTGTAATAGAAATATTTAATCCTTTTATACAAAATGCAGACGCTGATACATTAGATTATTCAGACAGTTCTCCTTCAGTATTTAGAGTGTCATTCCAATATGAAGGTTATAGAATAAAAAGTGATGCAGGGCCTAAAAATCCAGTCCAAGCATCCACATCTACAACAACACTGGAAGCCAGCAACGAAGAAACTGTTGATGTAAACGAATCTGGTGTATATGCAACTAAAGATGATAATGTTAGTTCTAATAAACCACCAGTAAAAGAATATACAGGACGTCATCCCGAATCTAGTGAATCTTTAGCAGAAATTGACAATAAAACTTTTGTAGTACCAAGGCGTTCTGGACTACAGAGGTAATATAAATGCCAAAATTCCAAAACGGAAAATTCGTACCAACTAACCCAGATAAATACTTAGGTAAAAGAACACCACATTACAGAAGTGGATGGGAATTAGCAGTATTTCGTATGTGTGATAATCATCCAGCTATTTTAGGTTGGGGTAGCGAAACACACAGAATTCCATACAAAAACCCACTTACTGGAAAGAAAAGCACATATGTTCCTGACTTGCTATTAGTATACAAAGACAGGAATGGAAAGAACCATGCTGAAATGGTAGAGATTAAGCCTGCTAGTCAGACTTTAGCTGAAGCAAGAACAACAGCACAAAAGGCAGCAGCAGTAGTTAATCAAGCTAAATGGTCCGCCGCACATGCATGGTGCAAACAACAAGGAATGGCGTTTAGGGTTATAACCGAACATCAGATATTTAACAAGCCTCAAAACTCTAAAAAGAAAAGAAAATGACAAAAAAATTAGAAGAAGAATTAAATTTACCAGATTTAGATCAGTTACTTCCTGAAAATGATATACAGGAAGAACCTACTACTGAAGAACTTAAAACAGAAATAGCAAATATAGAAGGCGAAATGAGTATGGTAGAACGTGCCAATATTGCATTGCCTACTGTTGAAGGCTTAGAACAGTTAGACAGAGAAATGGATGAATATGCAAAAAAAGCCATGGAAACATTTGAAGATTTAGTAGATCTTGGTAAAAATGTAGAAGATAGACATGCAGCTCCTATATTTGATAGTGCGAGCAAAATGATATCAGCAGCTCTACAGGCCAAACAAGCCAAAATGGATAAAAAAATGAAAATGATTGAGTTACAAATGCGTCAAGCTAGACTTGAAAAAGATAGTGAGAAGATTGATGCGTATGTAGCCGGCAAAAAACACGAATTGGGCGATGAAGAAGAAGTAGAAGGGCGTATAGTAGGAGATAGAACTGCTATGCTTGCCGAAATTATGAAAAATTTGCCCGAAAAAGATAAATAGTATTAATAGGAGATAACCGCAATGAAAAAACTATTTTCACAATACTTAAACGAATCAAAAAAGTCGTGGAAGTTTTGTATTAAAACAGTACATGATCTAACTGATGAACAATGTGATCGCATAGAGAAGCACCTCGGTAAATACGACTCTAAAGGACTCGGTGCTGCAAAGAAAACAATACTACAAAGTGCTCCACGTGATTTTCCAAATCATAAAGGATATGAAGTCTTTACACATGAATTCGAAACTAACATTATTGCTAGCGGTTGGCAAGTACAAAATGATATTCGTAATATGCTTGGACTAACAGACGGTGTACTTAAAGTAAAAGGCGAACATGAACCAGATGAATTGGTTCCACCAATGGGCGAGCGTGTTGAAAGCGTACTAGCTGATGGTGAATACAAGGATGCAGAAAAAGTAAATGCATCAGATTATTACGGTGACGAGTATAACTCCAGTTTCATTAAAGAATTAATGAAAGTAAAAAAACAAAAGGAAAAAGGCGATGAGTGATTTAGACAGAATACTAAAACTTGCTAGCCACGGCACAGCAGATGCTCACAGCCAGGCTCCAGCAGAAAGAGAATTAAAAGACGTACCAGTAGTTGAAGAACCAACTACAACAAGAGAAGCAGTTGGTGAATTTGCAGATCCAATTTTAGATTTATGCGATGATTTAGGATGTGATTCAGATCATCCAGTACTTGGCGAATTAATTCGTTATTTAGATGGCGACACAATTAAAGATTTCGTAGCAGACTTCCGTAGACACAACGACATGAATCACCCAGGTGAAGATGGCGATTATGGTGATGACGATGAAAACTTTGGTGAAGCAGAGCAACTAAACGCATCAGACTACAAATGCGAAGACTGTGGCGACACAATGCATCAACCAACTACAGATTGTTCACATGATTGTGATGACGAAACAGGTAGCTGGTGGAAAGATGAGAACGGCAATGGCGTTCCAGATTCATTAGAAGAAGCTCCAAACGAAGGCAATGAATTCTCAGGTGCATTAGCTGATGCTAAGAAAAATGGTAAAAAAGAATTTGAAGTTGATGGTAAAAAATACAAAGTAGAATCAGAAGAATCAGAAACTGACAAAGAAGAATTAGAGGAGTCTCCAACTATGGATACAACACAATTAATTACATTATTAAAGAATTCAGGTTTAAGCGAAGAAGCAATTAATAAAAAGATAAACGAATGGGCAAACACACCAGACGGTGCAGCAGAAGAAGAAGCTACATCACACGGTGAGCCATACGAGAACTTTGCACAAAGCGTTAACCTAAGTTTAAAAAGATACTTAGATGCAGAAGATATGAAAGTAGGCTTAAAAGAACATAAAGTTGAAGATATTAAAGAAGCATATAAGAAATCTAAAGAAAAATAAAAGTTCACGTTTCCTCCCAGGTGAAAACTAAGCGGTGTGGTTTTAATTAACTACGCCGTTTTTTCTTTATAAATAGTAATATGAAAAGACCTATAGAAACATACACTGATAGTTTTGGTCAAACTATACATTTTACTGTACCAGAACCACATAAAAAGATTTGCATTAACATCTCAGGTGGAGCCGATAGTGCTATACTATTATGGATGTTAATACAATACTGTGAAAAACATATACCAGAAGCTGAACTACATGTTATAACATCAGCTAATCCTATTAAGGGCTGGTACAATGCGAACTGGAGTACCAAGGTACTCGATAAAGTACTCCAGCTCACAGGAACTAAATTAATTAAAAGTCACTATTCATTTTATAGTACAGATCAAATTAGATCAGAAATAGATGAAGCTGAAAGAAGTATAAAAAAGTTACATGATATTACTTTCACAATACACGGTACTACGCAAAATCCTAGTTTAGATACACCAGGCTTAGAAGATGGTGGAAGATTTGCTAAAAGAGATCCAGGGCATTCTGTTCCAATAATAGAAGAATATGAAAATGGAATAACAAGATGGATGCCATTAATAAAAGTAGATAAACACATGCCAGCATACTTATATGAACATTTTGATTTAATGGAAACACTTTTTCCGTTTACTCGTAGTTGCGAGCAAGAAGCAAGGCACAACAAAGATGAACCTAGTTGGATGATAACACATTGTGGAGAATGTTGGTGGTGTAGAGAACGCCACTGGGCATTTGGGAGATACTAATGGCAGTCGATACAAAATTAACTAAAACCCCATATAAAAAAGAAAAGTACACAGAAGAGCAGTTATTAGAACTTGCACTATGTTCACAAGATCCTAAACACTTTATGAAGAAACACTGTTTTATTCAGCATCCTACTAAAGGTCGTATGAAATTTAAGTTATATGATTTCCAAGAAGATCTAGTAGATACATATCACAATAATAGATATAGTATTAGTATGCTCGCACGACAAACAGGTAAAAGTACATGTGCGGCAGGATACTTGTTATGGTATGCAATGTTTAATCCAGATCAAACTATTCTTATAGCAGCACACAAATATAGTGGTGCTAGTGAAATTATGCAACGTATACGTTTTGCGTACGAAACACTGCCTGACTTTATTAGAGCTGGTGTTACTGCATATAACAAAGGATCGTTGGAATTTGATAACGGCTCACGTATTGTAGCACAGTCAACAACAGAAAATACTGGACGTGGTTTGAGTATATCGTTAGCATACTTAGACGAGTTTGCATTTGTTAGACCTAACATAGCAAAAGAATTTTGGACCTCACTTTCTCCTACATTAGCAACAGGTGGTAAATGTATTATCACATCAACACCAAATATGGATGACGACCAATTTGCACAGATTTGGAGAGATGCTAATAAGAACCAAGACGAACACGGCATGGAAACTAATACAGGTATTAATGGTTTTGCACATTATCTAGCTACATGGGAAGTACATCCAGATAGGGATCAAGAATGGGCAGATGTTGAACAAGGTAAAATTGGTGAAGAAAGATTCAGGCGTGAACACAAATGTGAATTTATTGCGTTTGACGAAACACTTATTGATAGTATTAAACTAAGCAATATGGAAGCTCGGGATCCATACGCTATATCAGGACAAGTACGTTGGTACACACCAGTTGCTAAGGGTAAATTATATATGATAGGATTAGATCCTAGTTTAGGTACAGGTGGCGATAATAGTGCTATACAAGTATACAGTATGCCAGGAATGAAACAAGTAGCAGAATGGATGCATAATAGAACAACAGTTCAAGGGCAGATAAAAATTTTGCGAGAAATAGCACAGTTTATAGAAAGTGAAACAAATGGTGATTGTGAAATATATTACAGTATGGAAAACAACACATTAGGCGAAGCAGCACTAGTTGTTGTTGAAGAAACAGGCGAAGAAAACTTTCCAGGTACATTTTTAAGTGAAACACGTTCACACGGAAATGCCAAACGCTATAGACGAGGCTTTACAACTACACACAAAGCAAAAATAAATGCATGTGCTAAGTTAAAATATTGGGTTGAGACAGAAAAACTAGAAATAGCAAGTAAACCTCTATTAAGAGAATTAAAAACATTTATTGCACGTGGCAATAGTTATGCTGCTAAAGACGGCGAGCATGATGATCTTGTAATGTCACTTAACTTAATTGTACGTATGAGTTTAGAGGTATCTAAGTATGAAGAAGATGCGTTTGATTACCTAAACGACGATTTTGAAGATGGTGACGGGATGGAACCAATGCCGTTTAGCCTATTATAATGCAATAATTGATAAATACATTAAAGGAATACTATACAATGCAACTATCACAAGAGATTTTTAACATTCTAAAGGGTGCAAACATTAAAATAAAATTGTTTGATCCAATGGGAAATAAAACATTAGATCCTGAATTATCAGCGAGATTTTACGCATATGATAATGATTTTCTTATCACTATTAGAGAAGAAGAAGATGGAGTTGAACTAGTTGTACAAGCAGGAGCTAGTTTCAATTTTAATGAACACAACGATTTATTGAATAGTATTAAAAAGGCAGGACACAACGCTATGGCAGAATATAACATTAGAAAATTTGATAAGAATATTGAATTAAAAGACTTCGCACACGATGTAGTAAAAGAAGACGACCGTACTGAAAAGGCAATGAAAGACATGCAACCAAGTGCAGTTACAGGCTATTACGAGATTACAGACTTCTGGAAAGAACACACGCAGATGTGGGACAAAAGTGTTGACGAAGTGATGCAAATGATTTATGAGTGGACTTGGATTGAAATGACAACAGCCACTCGAGACAGAGATGAATTAGCAAAACGTACATTAGCAATAGTAGTTGACGCATTGAGGAACAAAAAAGACGATATGACATTTGATGACATGATTGCTCAATTGGAATCAAAAAATGAAGATGTCCGCA